GTTCGCCAAACTCCTGAACCATTATCAAAACTAGATCAATTCTATATTGCAAAGCATGAAATGTTTAGAGCTGCACGCAAGGCTGGATTTAATGAATCCTGTGCGCTTTACCTAATGGATAATCCTGAATCAATGCCGGACTGGATCGTAGGCGATAAAGGAATAATCCCAACTATTCCAACTCCAGATGAGGATGACGATTAAGCGATACTTGGTTATCTCGGATTTACAAATCCCATACCACCATGAAGTAGCTGTAAAGAATGTAATTAAGTTAGCCAAGCGAGAGAGGTTTGATAGTGTCCTTTGCGTTGGCGATGAAATCGATTTTCAAACTATTAGCCGATGGGCTGAGAAAACACCTTTGGCTTATCAGCAGACCCTTGACGATGATCGCAAAGCGACTCAAGATATTCTTTGGGCTCTAACTGAGCATTCAAAAGAAGCTCACATAATTAGATCAAACCATACAGACAGACTTTACAACACTTTATTAAAAGTCCCTGGCTTAATCAGCCTTCCCGAATTGCAATACGCCAAGTTCATGCAGTTTGATGATTTAGGTATAACTTTTCATAAGCAATTCTATGAATTTGAAAAAGGCTGGATCTTGGCTCATGGCGATGAAGGCAACATGAATCCTAACGCTGGACAGACTGCTCTAAATCTTGCCAAAAAGGCAGGTAAGAGCGTAGTTTGTGGTCATACCCATAGGCTAGGTATGTCAGCCTACTCAGAGGGGCTCTACGGGGCTTATAGACCCCTTTACGGGCTAGAAGTGGGCAATCTTATGAACCGCGCCAAAGCATCCTATACGAAGGGTTTAGCCAACTGGCAAATGGGCATTGCTGTGCTTGAGTGGAATGGCAAAAATATGACCCCAACCATGATTCCAATAAACAAAGATGGCAGCTTCACTTATAATAGGAAGTCTTATGGGGCGTGAAACCGATTATCACGAACGCACGATTGATGACCATATCGATGATTTTGAGGATCTATTCGTTATCTAATCGTTATAAAACACGCCGTAAGTAGTTAACCAACTGTCCTTGCTTTAAGTCATACTTTCTGTATCGGGCAACCGCTTGATATTAGGGAGCGAACATGGAAATAGTAGGATACGGATTTATTATAGGCTGTTTAATTGGAGCAGCTTTATATTTTTGGGATGAACATCGTAAGTCAGAAATTTACGATAATGGCTATTATGCCGGTAGAGCTGCTGGATGGAAGTCTTGCATAGATCATCAAGCCAAAATCCAAAAACTTAAATTAGATCAGGTTTTTGATTATGACAAAAACTGAGAAGTTACTTCAAGATGCGCTCGCACTTATCCACGAACGAGGAATGCAATATGGTCATCCGGCAATCCAAATGGATCGAATTGCCAAATTATGGTCTGCGTATCTTGGTTATCCAATCACATCAAATCAAGTGGCAGGCTGTATGGTCATGCTCAAACTCAGTCGTAGTGTTGAAAGTCCAGAAATTATCGATCACTACCAAGACGCAATTGCGTATGTCGCAATCTCAAAAACCTGTCATGAATACATGCAGGACAAAGACTTTGAATGGGAGCACTAAAAATGGGATTTAACTTAGAAGATTATGAAGACGTGGCAACACTTAACAAATGGTTTATTGCCAATTTTCCAATGGGTAGATCAGATATATCAGTTGTAAGTCATGATGCTACAAATGGATACATTTTGATTCAGGCTACTTTATGGCGTGATTCAACAGATGATAAGCCAGCAGCTAGTAACTTGGCTTTTGGATCTAGAGAAACATTTATGCCTAACATGAAAAAATGGTATGTAGAAGATACAGCCAGTTCCGCTCTTGGTAGGGCAATAATCCTTTTGAAAGGCAGCAATAAGACTGCGACTAAGGATGACATGAAAAGGGTTGAAACATCAGAGCCAAATCAATACGAAAAGAAATTACAGGAAAGGCGATACGGAGCACCTGGCACTAAATCAGCAGCAATTGAGGATGCACTTAGAGCTTCATTTGCAGTAGAGAATAAAGTGGATGATCCGCAACAATGGACGATTGCTGATGCTGTTGATGCCGTTGGTCATACAACACCAAAAGAGCCCCCAATGTGTGAACATGGGATGATTCTTAAACAGGGTGTGAGCAAGGGCGGAAAACCTTACTATGGATATGTTTGCAAGGGATCAAATAAGGATCACGCCGTCTGGGCAAAGATGACCGCCAAAGGCACATTCTATTTTGATGGGGTCGAGTAATGGGATACATAGCATTTATTAATGGCAAGGGCATTCAAGTTGTATTGGATGATAATGGCGTGCATCTTGAGCAATCAATTATCAAATGCGAAGCGTGCGATGATGATAGAGTCTTTAAGGATGGCACATGTTTTAGATGCCATGAATTGATTAATCGTGAAGTGGACTAATGCAGCCGATCAGTTAATATCTAAAAGGCATTTAACAGCCAAAGAATTAGCTGAAAGGCTTGGAATCACACCACATGCAGTTTATCAACGCAGATCAAGATTAGGCATAAAGTTTTGGCCTAATCCCAAACCTGCCACATTTCCAAAATCCCGATGGCCTAGATCTTACAAATGGTATAGGCAATTAGTTTTAGATAGAGATAATTGGATTTGTGTTTATTGTGGATCACCAGCAAATGAGGTTGATCATGTAATACCTAAAAATCATGGTGGCTTGGATTTGCCATCAAATTTAGTTGCATCATGTAATCGTTGCAATAATGCCAAAGGAAGTAGTTGTGTAGATTGTCCAAGATGGAAGCGACAATGACCGAGTTCAAATGTAATGGCTGCGCTCGCAAGACTGAGTTCCTATGGCTTGATGCAATAGACATGCCTGATGGATTTAAGGTCTATCAATGTATGGATTGCGGATGTGTAGGAGTTAAGAATATAACTGAGCAGATAGATCGAATACCGGACACAAAGATAAGCAGGTGTGCTAGTTGTGGAGCTTGGCAGTTTGAAGCTAAACCCTGCCATACTTGCTTATTGATTGGAGAATATGATGCCAACATATGAATACAGCTGCAAAGAATGCGGCACTTATGGATCAGTTCATCGAACCTACAAAGAGGATGATGGGGGCATGAATTGTCCTAAGTGTGGGCTAGACATGACAAGGATTTACTCAACAGTAGGGTTAGTCTTTAAGGGCGATGGATGGGCTGGTAAAACTAAATGACTGAAGCAGGTTATGTAGATACTTGGCTCGAACAAGATGATTACAGATACAGTTGCAAGATCTATGTGATGTAGATCATAGTCCATATAGTGAGATGGTATAGACATTCTAGGCTAAGAGAGGTTGCACTAACATGATACGCTCTAGGCAAGTATTTGCCCTAAAGGCAAAAACGCGAGCCCGTAAGGCTCAGCTCGCGAGGTGCTGGCTAGTCGGGGGAGCTCTGTTTGTTTTACAAACCTTTGCATTAGATACAGCTAAATCTCAAGAACTTAAGGTTAATACATTAAAGCAAATTACATTTCATAAGATGAATTACAACTTTGAACAGTTTTACTGTTTAGATGAAATTGTATATAAAGAATCAAGATGGAACTACAAAGCCAAGAATCCTAAGTCAAGTGCATCAGGACTATTTCAAGTATTAAAGTCTAAAGAGAAAGATCCTATTAAACAGATAGATCAAGGACTTAAATATATTAATCATAGATACAATGGATGTGCTTGCACAGCGCTCGCACACCATAAGGCTAAAGGCTGGTATTAAGTGAGTAGATCAGCGTTAAGGGATAGTGGTAGCACTAGACAATGGAGATCAATAAGAGAACGCATACTTAGACGCGATGGATTTATATGCCAGTATTGTGCACAAGAAGCCACTACAGTAGATCATGTAATACCTAGACGACTAGGTGGATTAGATACTGATGATAATTTAGTAGCTGCATGTTCAAGATGTAATTATTCGAAGGGTGGGCGGTTTTTTGTGAGCAAGAGAACACCACCGACCCCCCTTTCCTTTTCTAACCCACAAAACACCTCGATCGCTCACGATCAGACCGGATCGCTTTGAACAATTTTGAAAAAGAATTGA